CTGCAGATCACCGGTAACCCCGTTGACCTACAAATCATCGGCGAGGTTGGGCGAGCGCGGGTACTTAGATCCTTGGCGTCCGGTTTGGGCCTCCCGGACGATATTGTTCCTGACGACGAGGCTATTCAGCAAAAAGCCGATCAACAAAAGCAACAACAGCAGGCAATGATGCAGGCGAACGCTATTACTGGTTTGGTTGGTGCAGCAGCTGGAGCCCCTCCCCCTAAAGAGTCCGTTGCCGCACCTGGGGCGTTTGCCGGGGCGCCGGGTTCATCCCCTCCCGGCGGTTCGCAGACGCCCCCTCCTCCAGCGTCGCATTCGCAGGTCGCGCCGCCGGTTAACGCGATTCAACCCAAGGTTGCCTAGCGGCAGCCTTAATAGGAGAAACTCATGGCGACGTACGGGCAAAGTAAATCAGAAGGCGTGAAGTCGATGGCCCCGGCCTCCGGCGGTAGCAGCGGCGACAGCCGAGGCGGTAGCTCGCGCAGTTATCCCAAAGGCGGCTCGAAGCCCGGTAACTCCCAGTCGGCGCCGTTTAACCCGCAAAAAGTCGCGGCGTCTAAGATCTACGTGGACGGTGTCTAATGCGCTCGTACCCTTCGAGGATGGGTAGCTACCTCCCGCCCGGCGGGGGGTTTGGTCCCATGTTTACCCAAGATCCCGAAACCGGGAAAAGGGGTAAGTCAATCAAGACCCAGCACATGGGTACTGTTGTGGGTAGGCGTGGCGCCGGCAGCTCCCAGATCACTTCGGGTGACCAGGGCAACCACATGATGGGTCATTACGGCAAGAGCGGTATTACGCGAATGGCGGACGACGAGTTTTAGCGATGAAAACCAAATACGAGGATACAGCGGCCGATGAGCGGGAAGATCGTACTGGTGCTAAAAAGGCCGGTATGAGCCTTAAGAATTTCGATAAGACCGCTACTGCGAAACGGCTGGATGCCGCCGGGCAGAAGAAGCTCAGCGCCAAGAAGGGGAAGTAGATTGGCTAACGTGTACGAGGGCGCGCCCGATGCGCGACAGAGCACTAACGAAGCTGAGCCTATGTCGCGGTTTAGGCCGACGTACCGCGCTCTTTCGCCCGCTGAGTTAGCGCAGCACGGCGCGTTGAAGGCAGCTTACGTTGATGTTGAAAAGCTAATCGACAAGCTGCCTGCCGGGCGTTATCGCGCGCTGGCACTGACGACGCTTGAGGAAAGCTGTATGTGGGCGGTCAAAGAGCTTACTACGAACCGCTAGATTATAACAGTTATCGGTAGACATATGAGCTTGAATTTAGGACCAGAGGCGTTTGAGGCGATCCGCCGGCTGAAGAACAGCTCCGACTGGCGGTCTATCGTCGCGGGTCTGCACGACCAGATGAATCATTTTATGCACCTGGCGATCGAGGTGCCGCCGGAGAGCCGTCTGGACTCGACTGGCTATGCGCGTGGCCTGCGGGATCTTCGCGCCTACATCGAGCTGGTCGAGAACCAGGACACTGGCGCCAGTCGCAATCCGAAGCCTCGGGTGAGGGAGAGCGCCAATGTCTGACGCTCCGACCGATGTTTTTATGCCTGATCAGATCCGCCGCCAGGCTGCGCGGGCTGAAGAGTTACGCAGGGAGTTGGCGGGCGAGGATCCCCCGGTAACCGAGACCACCTCCGATGCGGCTAACGCACGCAGTTCCACTACGGCAGTGGAAGAGCCGCAGCAGGCCGAGCCCCAACAGCAGGAAGCTGAGCCTCAGCCTGTACAAAACGAGCCGGACTGGCAGCAACGCTACCGCACGCTTCAGGGTAAATACGACACCGAGACCGGGCATATGCGCGGCCAGATCAGCTCGATGGAGCGGCTACTGGCGACGATGCAGACGCCGCAGGCGACGCAGCCCCCTACCCAACAGCTCCAGAACGTACCGGTACAGTTTAACGAGGCCGATGTTGAACTTTACGGCGAGGACTTGCTTGAGGCCGCGTCGCGCGCAGCCGAGGCTAAACTTGAGGCGCGCTACGGGAAAACGATTCAGAACCTTCAGCAGCACGTTCAGCAGCTCTCGGGACGCCAGGAAGAAGATCGGGTGTTCCGAGAGTTGGACAGCGACCCGGAACTAGCGGGCCGCTGGCGCAACCTTAATACCAACCCTCAGTTTATTGAGTGGTTGCAAGCAGTTGACGAGATGGCTGGGGTGTCGCGCAACACGATGCTTCAGCACGCCTACGCGAACGGCGACGCCATGCGCACGGGTAGGTTCTTTAAGAAGTACATGGCCGAGCATACCGCACCACCACCGACGGCGATGGCTCCTCAGACAGCTGCTCCCGCCCGCTTTAACAACGGCGGAAACGGGTACGCAGCGGCGGGTGGGCCTCGACTGGAGGATATGGCGGCTCCTGGCCGGGCAGCAGGCTCCGGCTCAGGGAACGGCGCTCCTCAACCGAGACTCTGGTCGAGACCTGACATCACGGCGTTCTACCGAGCCCGCACGATGGGAAAGTTTAAGGGCCGCGAGGCGGAAGCCGAGCAGCTCGAAGCTGATCTCCTGAAGGCCGGCGACGAGGGACGCCTTGTGTAACCCCTAGTCGGAGGCCGCTATGGCTATCGCACAAGGCACGCCCTATGCGGGTGTTGCCGCTTCTCCTGCCTACTCCGGTGCAGCTGCCGGTGGTGTGTTCGTACCCGAAATCTGGTCTGGTAAACTAATCGAGAAGTTCTACGCCGCTACTGTTCTCGCCGCCATCAGTAACACCGATTACGAAGGCGAGATCAAAAATATGGGCGACAAGGTCAAAATTAGGACCAAGCCCACGATCCAGATCCGTGACTATACCCTTGATCAAGTACTCACTGTGGACCGCCCTTCGGGAAGCACGGTTGAGTTGCAGATTGACTATGCCAAGTACTTTAACCTGGTGCTCGACGATATCATGGAGCGGCAGAGCGACATGAATCTGCTCTCTATGTTTGCCGACGACGCCAGCGAGCAGATGAAGATCGTCATCGACACGGCGGTCCTGGCCGGTATCCCGGCGGGGATCGACGTCAAGAACAAGGGCGCGACGGCCGGGATCAAGTCCGGGAACATCAACCTCGGCGTTACCGGCACCCCGGTCATCCCGACTGCTGCTACGGTGGTCGATATGATCATCAATATGGGGCAGTGTCTCGACGAGTTTAACATCCCGGAAACCGGGCGCTGGCTGGTCATCCCGCCGTGGTTCGGCTCGATGATCAAGAAGAGCGACCTGCGTAACGCGTCGATCTCGGGCGATGGTGTCAGCTTGGCGCGTAACGGCAGGCTTGGGATGATCGACAGGTTTACGCTCTATTCTTCGAACCTGTTGCCCAGCGTGACCGATACAACCCATACCTGCACTACCGTGCTGGGCGGGTTTAATTCGGGTCTTACGTTTGCCAGCCAGATCAGCCAGATGGAGACCCTGCGGTCTGAGAGCACCTTCGGGACGCTGCTCAGGGGTTTGCAGGTTTACGGCTATAAGGTCTTGGACGGCACGGCGCTGGTTGGTCTCTACTGTTGCCCGGTCTAAGGGTATAACTGTTATACCCCACTACGGTAGTGGAACTAGCTGCGTCAGCCGCAGCTGGGAGGGCCTATGTCGAGGACTGTAGGGGTCCTGATCGCGGAGGCGCGGCAGCTGCTCAACGACGAGATTCCGATCTCGGGGCTGCCGCGCTACGCCGACGCCGAGCTGGTGGCGGCCGTAAACGAGGGTGTGCTTCAGGTCCGTGCTAAGCGGCCTGACGCATTCCTTCGCTACGGGCTGCGGACGGCTACGCCCGTGTATTCGCTGCCTAACGACAACGGCACGATCTTTCCGTTCGAGGACCAGTTCTACTCGCCTTTGTTGTTTTACGTGGTCGGTCGATCGGAGCTTACCGAGGATACGTTCGCCGACGATGGAAGGGCAGTCACCTTGATGTCTAAGTTCGTCAGCCAATTACTTAAGGTAGCTTCGTGAGCGACCCTTGCGACACCCCGCGCGCCGGTGCTTTTTATCAAAGCGCCTACGATGTGACGCGTATATTCGACTACGTCCAGGCCGTGATGCCCGGCGTAACGACGGATATGGTCTCGCTGGTGATCTGGCAGGCCATCGAGGATTTCTACATACGGTCTACCTATAAGCGCGAGCATGTGTATTGGTGCCTTGCCTCGGGCGAGACCACTCTCGATTTCGACCCGTATAACAGCTACTGGCGGGTTTGCCGGTTCATGGGGTTCTGTGGCCTGTCCAACCCTAAGTTTATGCCGCCCGGTCGGGTGGTGGATCTGACCTGCCCGGTGCCCGACAGCGAGCGCAGGGGCGAGGCGATCCTGGCGCTGAAGCCCCACAGCTACGACACCGAGCTGCCGTACGACGTGATGACGACGTACTGGGAAGCTATCGCTTCGGGGGCGCTGTACCGGCTGTTTATGCAGCCAGGGAAGCCATACGCCGATCTCAACTCGGCGGGGATGCATGCCAAGATGAACCGTTCGGGGATCGCGTCAGCCCGCGCTGCCGCACAGGCACAGCATTTGCGCGAAGCTGCGCCTTGGTCCTTCCCATATTTTGCGACAGGGGGGAGGGCCAGTGGCAGACAAGGATTATAATTACACCGTATTCCCTTCGGACCTCAAACCCTTCGGACCGGTCGGCAAGGAAAATCTGGATATTATCCGGCTGAGTTTCGACTTCAGTTGTTATCTCGAAACTAGCGAGTTGATCCAGGCCATCGAGTTTCCGACGATTGCCGTGCTGTCGGCGAGTTCGACAACTAATAATAAC